TCAACCCAATCAGGGTTCGCCGTCCAATTAGTGCCATCAAACTTGTAGCGATTACCTGACCAGTTAGACGGTGCATTAGTCACGTTGTCCGTAATAGTAACGGTGGTGCTGTTTAAATCACCAATGATAAACTGGGCTGGATCGCCAACCGTAATGTTGTCTGCGGTGCTTGTGATTGGTACATCGTCAGCTAAGAGATACTTACTCAGCTTTGTAGATGTTTCTACTATCGTTTTCATTTGTTATCCTTTCACTATGAGGTCTGTGGCCGACACGGCTGTTCCAGCTATTACTGAGGGATCAGCAGCCGTAAGGCCAAGCGTCCCATCTATCTGTACGAAATACTGTTGCCCCGCTGTGAGGCTAGACTGTCCAGTGTTTACTGCCCCGCCAGCTTGGATAGTGGCTGTCTGTCCCGTAGCGTAAGCCGCATTGGTAATGCCCACGAAGTTTTCTGAGGTGAGGTCGGTGGACGCAAAGCCAAACACCGAAGCCTTAAAACCGCTATTAACATAGGCCACAACTGTTTTGTTGCTGTTACTATCAAATGTAGCAAAGAGATGGTCCGCACCACCAGCGGCGTCGGCGAATACTGTAGAAGATGCAAAACTTATTGAGGTTCCACTCACTGTACCAACCGCAGATGTACCATCATAAGAATTACTGCCGTCCTTCCAAAAAACAATAACTTTGTTTGTTGAGCTATCAAAAACCACACGGTTCATTTCGGCATACTGCAAACTGGTAACATTTACAGCAGTTCCATAGCTGATTCCAGTTCCACTTACTGTACCTACCGCAGCTTTTCCCAATTGACCATCCGATTGAGTAATTACTACAACTTTATTTGAATTACTGTCAAAGGTAATGGCGTTGTTGGAACCGGCTTTTGGGAAAGGAACAACATATGCCTCGGTTCCAAAACTGATCCCAGTGCCACTTACTGTGCCTACCCTAGACTTACAGAATCCTGACTTAGTATAACACAACACTACCTTATTAGAGTTGGTGTCAAAAGTAGAGGCAACCTCCGAAGTAGCAGCTGCGCCATAGTCTACTTGAGAGCCAAAACTGATTCCTGTACCCGAAACCGTGCCTACAAAAGCATACCGATCATGTGCTATAACCACTTTGTTGCTATTACTATCAAATGTAGCTGTAATCCAACTAACGTGTACCGTAGAACTAACTACTACAGCAGTGCCAAAACTAATTGAGTTATCAGAAGGGTCTACAGTTCCAACGATAGCAGTGGTGCGACCAGTATTACCAACGTCTTGATAGGCAATCACTACTTTATTTGAGTTGCTGTCAAAAGTAATGGCATTATAATTGCTAGTTGCGCTTTCATAAACTACCGCCGTGCCGAAGCTAATAGATTTATCAGAAGGGTCTACAGTACCCACAATAGCTGTACCATAGGTGCTAGAGCCATCTCTGTAAACTATAACTACTCTGTTTGAGTTGCTATCAAAAGTAGCCCCAGTAAAGGTACCACTTCCGATAGTAACCGCCGTACCGAAGCCTTCTGCGACTCCAGTAACAACACTCACAGTCCCGTCAGAGTTAACTATAACGGGCTTACCATTAGGCAACGCACCAGATGCCGTAGCGTAGACTTCAGAGTTAGCTTGAGATTGGACGTTTCCAACATACTTCATGGTAAATCCTATGCGTCATCTATTTCTTCGTATGAACATACTGCTGAAAGATCTCCCGCAGCACTTGCTTGGATTTTAAGAATGTCACCCTCAACGAGATACAAGCCCATGCTCTTATCAACAGGAACAAGAGTTGAATCAGCAGGAACTGATATCGTTTTTGCTAGATAAAAGTCAGCACTGGATCGTGTAATCCATACTGAAATATCAGCAGCATTAATGCCGTCAATATTTGCTATAACTAGCGAGTTAATCTTTAATAGTTTGTTTGATGCTGCTGTCAGCAAGCTTACTGCGCTAGCAGCAACGTCTGCATCCATAGCCGTGTTTGCATAAATGCTACTGACTGCTACTACATTTGGATTTGCCATTTTTTTCTCCTATTAGCCAAATACCATGGCCATAGCGATTGCTTTGCCAGTTGTTGCTGCACCGTTAATTTGTGCGGCGGTTGAAGTAATTGCTACGCCGCCAACCTTCCAAGAACCCGTTGTAAGGTTTGGAGCAATGGCCGTTGTCCCGTCAAGAAGATCGTCGGTTTTATCCCAATTTCCATTAAGATAACCGCCCCAAGCATCTTCATCGCCGCCTACCGCTGGCTTTTGAAAACTATATGTTGTGGTGTTCGTAGCCATTACGCGGCCCTTTCTAAAAAGTTTGCATCTGTCCAAGTTGTGCTAGGGTTTGTTACGTCTAACCATTTGTATCTTGCAAAAGAAGACGGTGTAAATGTAAAGCTCGTTGCACTAGAGAACAATCTTACTCTGTTATACGACACATTTGTTGAAATTGAAAGTGTTGCGCTTGAAGAACCAACGATTGCAGAAAATCCGCTTACATTGCCAGTAATACTTATTGCGGTTGCAGCCGAAACATTACGAGTAACTTGACCAGAAGCGGTTGCCGTGATGGATATAGCAGCATTGACCAATCCGTCTTCAACACTGTAATTTTCACCATAAACAAATTTGCCGTAATTGCTTTTTCCGTATCCGTCCCGAAATCCAGCCCCAGCAGGAAACACAATACCAGAAGCAGTTGCAGAGAAAACTACCGCGATTGAAGCTGCACCTTCTTTAACTACAATTCCATCAGAGGCGGTTGCCGTAATTGCTATAGACGTAGAAGCCGCCGCATTTATCATAGTTACTGCGCTTACAGATGCCGATATAGAAAACGTAGCATTAGAAGCGCCTTGCGTTGTTTCTGGAGCACCAAATAAACCAGAGTTATATTCTCCAGTGTTATATGTTGAGCGTAAACCCATTAGCTTGCAGTAATATCCAAATCACCAGTTGGTATGCGGAAAACGTCTCCAACATTTATTGCTTTAGAAACAGATAAAGCACTGTGAATAATCATATTTCCACTTGTTGAAGCATCTATAATGCCAATATGCGTTATAGTTCCCCAATTCCCACCAGTGGCGGCTGCAAATTCAACAGCGGCGCTGTTTGTTGCAAGAGCGCCTGAGACTGAAAAAGCGACAGGGCGTCTGGCATATGAATTACCAGAAATCTCGTTTGAAAGGGAACCAGTATCAGTTGGATCGGCAGTAAATAGACCTACATACCAAGCAGTCGGACGCGTTAAACTACCAGCCGTTAATAAGTAAGTAAGTGAATGTGTCTCGAAAGCATTAGTTAAGGACATTTGATAACTCCGTTAGATAATATTGTGTAGATAATACACATTTTAAAATTAATAACTAGATATGATAATTCTGCGACCAGAACCACCATATCTTGTATCATCTGACGCTGTTTGCAAAGAATTTAGAGCATTAGTATATAAAGCGCCCCATGTTTGCGTTCTGGCATCGTCTAATAAATATGGTGCTGATTGCATTAACGCGCCATATAAATATAAATCAGGTTCATCTTGTAATAACCAGTTGTATGTATTAGCGCCACTTAATGCCGCTATTCTTTCAAAAAATGCTAATTGCATTGGAAACTCACCTGACGGGGTAGGAAAAACCTCTATTGAATCTCCTAGTTGAGAATAAAATTGAGGAACACCAGAGGCGTCACTGTTTTCTTCTCGCTTTTGCAGCATATCTTCGGGCCCAATATAATCTAATTTTACAGTAGATGAATTAGTAATATTAAACCTGACAGTCTCTAACCAGCCATTAGGCACTTGAATATATCGGCTATCTAAAACCGCATCCATACGCTCAATCATTTTATAATGGCGTAATTTTCTATTTATGTCTGTTTCAGCCAAAGAAATAAAATCTGGAATAATTGAAGTTAAATCATCTCTATTCAACCAATTAGCGACAGCCGTTTGTAATTGTGCGTATGTTGTTATTGCCATTACTGTAACAATCCTTGCCTATATTGTTCCTCATTAGCACGTTTTTGCGCTTCTTGTAAGGCTAGTAAACCAGCCGGGGCAATCCCCACAGCCGCTGATAAGTTTTTTAGGTGGGCCAATCGTGGATCAAAACGTGCAAATTGGGAGCGAATATTTTCTGGAAAAAATGTTGTAAATTCATGCTTTTGGTCCACACCCGAAAATCCTTGCGGCTTTAAAGTATCATAAACAGTATCACTTAATCCACTATAGCCAACAGATTTTCCCTGCTCTCTTTGCAAATTTTCATAATCGTATTGAGCTTTTCGCATTTGCTGGTAATCGGCTTGGTTATTTGCTCGAACCATAGAAGGATAAACAACACCTTTTATTTCAGGATTGTTTGAGTCAAGAGATTTTATTCTTTCTGGGTTTGCGCTTTGGACCTGAGCAAATTTGTTTGCTAGTTTAATATTGTGCGGAGGTGCGAAATATATGCCCTTACCAGATTGCCCTCTCGTTGACCTATTAATGTCAAATTCTTTTATATCTGGGTTGTCCGGATATTCGTCAATGGCTCTGTGTATATCTTCTTTGCTATTGGGTATCGTCCCATGATAACCCGGCACCATTGACTGCTCAGCAGCTCTCTGCATACGCGAAGTTACATCCATAGGCAGGTCCATGCCCGTTGCGCCGCTTTCGTACAACTCAAACAATTCCATGTTGTCGTTTGGCGTCAACTTACCCAACATCTCATCGGTAACTTCGTCAATACGACCAGACGCAAGAAGGTCTGCAACATTTTGTGCGGGTGATATTACACGCGGCTTCAACAACGAACCCATTGCATTAGGATCAACCTCAACGCGCTTTGCCGTGTCAAGCAAGCCACGCGCACCAGATTTTAAAGACTTAGCAATGGCATCGCCAGCGCCGGGGATTAAACCAATTGCCGTTGCGCCGCCAAGAGCTAGAACCAAAGGCCAGTTAGGGTTTGCTGATGTTGCTTCGTCCCATACTTCTTTAGCAGCGATTGCATCGCCCAGAATAGGCGTCATCTCTGCCATAAACTTTGCAGCATCTTGCACCGTAACTTCGGGGAGATTTACCGCAAGCCTTTTGCCCTCGGCTTTCCAGCCAGCATCATTTGCAGCCATTCTTTCTTCTGGCGTCATTGAGAAGCTAGAAATAATGTTGTCAAGCAAACCCATTTACATACCGATTTGAGGCATACTTGGCTGGCGAGATAACCAATCGTGAAACCTGTTAGCTACATCTAAGGGAGACAAATCAGGACTTACAGAAGCTGGCCCATAAGAGCTAATGCTGTCATTTTCAAAATCTGCAAATCTAGGATGATTGCGAACATCTAAATCACGCATTAAAGCCTGAAGGTTTGTAAGCGGCGGGTTCATTTGATCTCCGCGTGGGTCTAAAGACGGCGCTGGAGTAAGGCCGGGGCGAGCAGCAGCAGAAGCAAGGTTTGCATTATAATTCTCCTTTGCCTCTGTAAACGGAACTTGCGGGAATCTGCTTGCTATATTTTTTTTAAATTCCCGCGCTGCTATTTGATCGTTACTAAGTATATCGTCTAAGGGGACTAAAGTCCCGCCAAAACTGCCGGGTGGAGGACTTAACTGATCCCCATGTCGGTAAAAAAATCTTGAATCAATGGGTTCTGAAGCTGGACTAGTTCCTATAGATTCAAAATTACCCGGAAGAGAACCTCCCGGTACAACTGGATTAACGCCAACGTTACCGCCTCCAAGCAATCCTTGCGTTGGGCTTTTAGTAGCAGATGTAGCAGATGTAGCAGGCGTAGCGGCTAAACTTGACCTAGACGCATTTATGCCGCCGCCGTCAAATAAATCAACATACCACGGCACATACTCACGCGAAGTAGGATCAAAGTAACCTGGCAACTTATCTTCCATTGTAGCGCGTATCATAGCATCGCCACGCGGGGTTTTAGGAGCGTTCTCACGATTACCAAAGAAAGACTTTAAACCGCCAAGACCTAAATCTTCAGTGCTGTTAGGGTCAGACCCTTTAGACCCACCAAGCAAAGAAAACAATCCTTGTAATGGATTTTGACCTGATGAATTAGCTGGCGTGGATTGGAAACGCCGCTTTCCCGTTTTACGTTGATTATTCATAGTGTTTTCAGTGGCGTCTTTAAACGCTTGAGTAGGTTTTTCAAAACCAAGACCCATTTTTAAATCATCAAGCAAGCCCATTACTTTTTCTTGCCGCCTTTTTTGCCGCCTTTTTTCTTACCGTACATTATTTGCTCCTTTTCTTTATTGATTTCTTTGTAGCTGGTTTCTTTGTTGCTGGCTTTTTAGCTGTTTTAGCAGCTTGTTTAAATGCTTTGTTAGTTGGAGCACCCGCATCGCCTTTTTTACGCATAGTTTCGCCGCTACCAGCCTTTATGCGTCTGACTTTGTCAGCGATATTAGAATATAAACCCCGAACAGCCATTAACCACCCCAAAACGTAGCAGTCACAATTCTGACAGCCGTGGAAACTACGCTTAAATTATCGGCTGGGGTTACTATTATGTTTGTTCCGTCTGGATCGCCCACTCGTGAAGCAGAGCCATTTGTAACGTCTCCTGTTGGCTTTACGGCTGTACCTCTGGAATTAAAGTAAAAGGGGCCATCTGCTGTAAGCGTACAAAACTTAGCTCCCGCTGGAACCGCGATACTTTCGGCTGTGTTTGCGGCTAAAACCTTTGCATCCACATAATCTGTTTCTGGCAGAAAATTCTCATTTAACTGACCGTATGCGTCAATAGGTTGAATAAAAGGTAACATATGTATCTCTCCACAAGTTTTGCTTGTGTAGTATCACACTAGGCTATTCCACGCAAATTTCTTTTTATAGGCTCGCCCCAAGACTCACTTTGCTTACGACCAACCGCAAGATATCTAAACGCATCAGCCCCGTGTGAAGTCCAATCATGCAATGGTTTGCCACGCCAAGTTTTAAGCTTTTCATCAAAATCACGTCTATATTGTCTAAGAGCCTCAATGCCTCTGTCGCATTTCTTAAGGTCAAACCAACAACGCGAAATCATTGTTCTGACCGATTGGATGCCATCCTCTACTGCTAACATTGGCGCTATTGTAATATTATTAATGCCTAATGCATCTAAGGTTTCTAAACGACTTTTGCCAGTGCCAAGCTCTTTTACTCGCACGTCATGCGGTAATATGTGTTCAGAATAAACATATCCTTTTTCGTTTAAGACTTTTGCATAATGATCTAAACCCACTCCACTGTTTTCATAATAATCTATAATTCGCACTTCTTGACCTACAAATTGAGCAAACCATATTGCAGTACTATCGCCTATTCCTAAATCCCATGCAGTAGTAACCCCTACGCCAGGATCATATGGAACGTTTCCTATCCTGCTATCAGAAGTGGCTGTTTTCATTTCTTGAGCATAAAAGGAACCTTGAATAGCTGCTTCAAAACTACATTCAAATTCTTGTTCAAACCTATCCAGCCCCATTGCTATTTTAGCTTCTTCAAGTTCTTCTTTATCTAAAATACCTGTTTCAGATGATTTAAAAATATCACAATACCAATCAGGGTGAGATTTGGCGTAATGGTAAGTATCCCAAAATTCGTTTTTTCCTTTAGGTGTTCCAATAAATGTTGCTCTACCCTTACGATCAGCCAATGCTGGTCTGATTACTGTAGGCCAAGCAGAAACAGGGAAATCTGCTGGTTCATCTAAAACAACGCTGTCAAAATACAAACCACGCATAGCATCGTAATTATCAGCACCAAACAATCTAACCCTGGCCCCGTTAGCAAAGTCTATACGCAATTCCGCAATGTTAATTTCTACACCATCAATATCTTTTGTGTATTCTTTTAAATAATCCCAAACGATAGCTTTAGCTTGCCGATAATAGGGGGCAATGTAAGCGCACCTGACGTTTTCACGCTGAATTGTAAGAGCGTCTCGTATTAAATCATTTATAGCAGCAACTGTTTTACCAAAACGCCTGTGTGCTACAATTACTGCCCAGCGCTCTTTTCGCGCATGATAAGCCTTTACGTGCCGCCTTGGCCTGTAATTAATTGTCCTCGTCTTCATCACTTAACCATTTATATGCCATTACAATTTCACCGCCACTACCAGAACCTTCAAGTTTCTGAGTTTCCTTCCAACCAGCTTGGGTTTTTAAATAGAATACTTGCGCTCCTAAATCACCAGAACGAGCTTTTTGCATTAAATTTTGTGCAACAAAAGCAACGGCTTTTGCTCTTCCCTTTTTATATAGTCCAGAAACCTCTGCATCACGATCTAATATTTCAAAGAAAGTAGAACGACCAATACCAAAATAATCAGCTATTTGCTCAGTGTTTAAAACAGAGGCTAAGGTTTCTATTTCGCTTTTTTGTTCTGTTGTTAATATTGTTAGGGGTCTCCCACCCTTATTTTTATCTGTCATGCTATAACCTGTTGAAAACCCTTCTTAATAAATAGGATCGAATTAAAGATATTAAAGTAAAAGCAAGTGAAATAGATAAAGCATGAGATGTAGTAACATTATATCCATGCAATGGTAATATTATGTATGTTGCTGCCGTTGCTACTAAGTATCCTATAAATACGTTAGAAATTGCTTCTACTAATGACATACTTTTAGATTGTTGTTTTTGCAGCATCGATCAGGCTTCCTTGAGGCTTTGTGTCATTACAAGATACCTCACTCATCGATGCCGCGAGACTTTTGCACTTCAGCAAAGGTCTGTTCAGTTTGTTCGTGTATTGCTAGTTTACCGGAAAATTCTTGCCAACGCTTAATAATTACATCGCAATATTTTGAATCTAACTCTAACATTCTGCAAATTCTATTTTTCTTTTCGCATGCAATTAAAGTGGAACCAGAACCGCCAAACATATCGAAAACTATTCCATTAACTTGGCTTCCATCTTCTATAGCTTTTTCGCATAATTCGACAGGTTTCATAGTGGGGTGCAGATCGTTTTTTGAAGTTCTTTTTATTCTCCAAATATCCATTCCGTTTTTACCACCATAAAATTTATGATTATTCACCCAACCGTAAAACATTGGCTCATACATACTCATGTAATCACTGTTGCTTAAAGTATGAATGCTTTTGACGCTTCTGCGCTGCACCTTATCCGCTGGCCAGTTTTCTTTGTTCATTTATACGTCCTTTGCAGGGTGCGTTAATTTTGTATTACATAANT